AAGTTGTTGAATTATGCTATAAGAAATATGTCGCATGGCTCGTGGCTGGAGGCAATGGGAAATGCTTGTAGTTGCTTACAATACGGATTCTCTTTACTAAATCCAGTTTTGGAAGTAAGGAAGTATGGTAAGTATAAGGGTAAGGCAGTGTTAAAAAAATTATCCCCTAGATCTCAATCCAGTGTTTATGGATGGGCTTGGGATAAAAAAGGAAGGGATTTAAAAGGAGTTATTCAGAAACCTATGAAATTGGCTAAAAGAGAGCCAACCATAGGAGATTATACTTCTAGTAAGATTATGTACTCTTCTGTATCAAATGGATATTACAGGGACTCTAAGTATACTTTCATACCATCA